AACGTCGCAAAGACCATCCTCGACGCGCTCAACGGCGTGCTCTACCTCGACGACTCGCAGGTCGTGACGCTGCTCGTCGCGACGCACGTGGACCGCGAGAGGCCGCGCGTCGAGGTCACCGTCGCGGAGGTCGAGCGCGAGGCCGTGCCCGCGCCACGCAGCCGCCAGCGCGCCGCAAAGGCCATCGCGTGAAGCGCCCCGCTCGCAGCCTGCTCAGCGTGGACGTGCGCGTCCTGCTTGCGGAGCACGTCGCGGAGGTCGAGCTCGTCGCCAGCCTCGAGGCCGCGCCCGTCATCGACCCGGCCATCGCGCGCCTCGACGACCGCGCCATCGAGACGATCACCGCCGAGCAGTCAGCCCGCCGTGCGCGACTGGCAGACGAGGCCACGCGGATGGCGCTGCTCATCCTCGCGCGGGAGTCGAGAGGCGAGTCGTCGCGCCCGCCGTTTCGCGGTGTGCTGGGAGCCCTGCGCGCTCTCGACGAGGTGCGCGTTGATGGTGCGCCGGTGCGCTCGTCGTCGTCGCCGTCGCGCTTCGAGCCGGAGCATCGCGGCGCGTCGGGCACCGCCAGCGGAGACGCCGGTCAACGCGCAGTCGAGCGCATCGCGCCCGTCTCGCGGATGTGGGCGCAGTGCCTCGCCGCAGGGTGGACGCTGACGACGTATCCGGCCACGCAGCGCCTCGACGCCGAGCAGGCTCGCGAGGTGGTCATCTGGGCGACGCTCGGCATCCCAGGCACGCGCGTACCGCTACAGCATCCGCAGCCGATGCGCGGAGAGGGCGCACGCCAGAAGCAGCCGCGTTACCGGCTCGCGGTGCGCGGCAAGCCAAGCGCGGACAGCGTCGACCCCTACGACGACCCATCGCCGCGAGAGGTCGCAGAGCACGCAAGCGCGATGTTCGCCGTCGAGGTGCCGGTGGGACACGTCGTCGCACTCAGGCGCGAGGGCATCGCGGAGTTATATTCACGACTGGCAGGGCGCGGGCTGATACCGCGCGACGGGAGGCTAGACGCTATGGCCGCGACACGCGCGACACCGTGGGACGTGCAGGGCTGGAAGGAAATCTCGACGGTGCTCGGGTGCAGCGACCGTCAGGCGCAGAAGCTTGCGGCACGCGCGGAGAAGCCTGCGCCAACGTACAAGACGTTCGTCGGCGTCGTCGCTGTGCAGTCCGAGCTGCACGAGTGGATGCGCGGCGAAATGCGTCGGAAGTAGTGCCGATGCGTGTTCGTTTCTATTCGCGACAGTTCGCGCCAACAGGCTTGCACGGGGTTGAAATGCCGTCCTCACTTAGAATCGCGAGGCGAGGCGTCACCTGATGGCACGACCGAGCATGATCACGGAGGCGTTCACGCAGCGTGTGTGCGCCCGCGTGAGGGCAGGATTGCGTGTCGAGTCAGCCGTGCAAGCGGAAGGCGTCGACAAACGAAACCTTGAGTATTGGCGGCGAGAGGCCGAGCGCGGACACGCGCAATACTCGGAGTTCCTTGCGGCCGTCGCTCGCGCTCGCGCAGAGTTTGAGGCCGAGACGCTGGACGTCATTCGGCTGCAAGCCACGCCGACAGACCACGGCGAGATACAGGACTGGAAGGCGCGCGCGTGGATGCTTGAGCGCATGATGCCTGAGGCGTACGCGCCCTCGCAGACGATGGTGCTGAAAGCGCAGGACCAAGCCGCGCAAGACGTGCTCGAGGTCGCGCGCGAGGTGCTGCCGTCTGAGTGGTACGCGGCGCTTCTCGCGGCACTGTCGGGCATCGGTGACGCGCAGGGCGACGCCGACGAGGGCGACGAGGCGCACTGATGGGCGGTGGCTACGTCCGCGAGCAGATACGCGCACGCAAGCTACAGCGGGCGCGGGGTAGTCTCGCAGCTCAAGCCGCGCTGAGGCTCGCAGAAATCAAGCAAGCGGCTGCGCCGACGAAGCGCGACCTGCGCGCGAAGCTGCCGCTTGTTGATTACGTCGCATCGCTGTCTCCGCGATGGGAGCCGCCGCAGCATCTCGCACCGGTGGCCGAGCTCTTCGAGCGCGCCATTCGCGGAGAGGTAGTGCGCGCGTGCGTCTCGGTGCCCGCGCAGTTCGGCAAGACCACGCTTATCCAGCACGGCATCGTCCAGGCACTCTCGCGTCACCCGCGCTGGCCTGTCGTCTACGCGTCCTACAGCGCCGATTTCGCGCACGACAGGTCGAAGGAGATTCGCGACCTCGCGCGTGAAGCGGGGCTGGCTCTTCGTGACGACACGAGCGCGGCCGGACGCTGGCGGCTGGTCGAGGGTGGCGGTCTGCTCGCGACGGGCATCGGCGGTCCGTTGACCGGATACGCGGCGCAAATCGTCGTCGTCGATGACCCGCACAAGAACCGCGAAGAGGCCGAGAGCAGACGCGAGCGCGATAAGGTCGAGGACTGGCTGCGGAGCACGGCGCTGACGCGCATCGCGCCAACGGGCAGCTGCATCGTCGTGCACACACGATGGCATCCCGACGACCTCATTGGCAGGCTCGAGGCTGACGGCTGGGAGGTCGTCAACCTGCCCGCTATCACCGCTGACGACGAGTCGCTTTGGCCGTCGCAGAGGCCGCGTGAGTTCTTGCGCCAGCGCGAGCGCGAGGTCGGCCCGTACGAGTGGGCAGCGCTCTACATGGGCCAGCCTCGAGCACGAGGCGGCGCGGTGTTCTCGGCATCGCCGACGACGTACGCAGTCGCACCCACGGAGCTCTCGCGCGCGATCGGCCTCGACCTCGCGTACAGCGCACGCACGAGCGCCGACTGGTCGGTGGCTGTCGTGATGGGCAAGCACGGTGTCGGACCGGATGCGCGGTATTACGTCCTCGACGTGATGCGCGAGCAGATGCGCGCAAGCGACTTCGCGCTGCGTCTCGCGGAACTGAAAGCGCGGTGGCCGCACACGGCGACGCGCATCTACGCAGGCGGCGCAGACCGTGGCGCGCTCGACTTCCTCGCGCTGCCGCCACCTCGCGGCGTGGGCCTTAGCGTCGACGTCAAGCCCGCGCTCGGAGACAAGTACAGCCGCGCGACTCCCTTCGCCGCAGCGTGGAATGCGGGCCGCGTGATTGTGCGTGAGGGCGCTGCGTGGACGCGTGACCTGTGCGACGAGGTCGCGCGATTCACTGGGCAGAACGACGCGCACGACGACCAGGTAGACGCGCTCGCAGCCGCCTTCGATCTGCTGAGCGAGATGCACGTCGGCTCACCAGTCGCGAGCACTGGCCGTCGCGTGAGCGCAGACCTCACTCGCGATTACGCGCCGCGCGATGGACGCGGCCGGAAGAATTACTGGGGCTGACGCCCTCGGAGCAATACCGATGACGACAACCCGCAAGCCGCGCGCGACACGCACCGTCGCAGCCGCCACGCCTGAGCCGATGGGCACCGTGACGCGCATTCCTGAGATGGGGCGCGTCATCCGTCCGCAGCCTCTCAGCGCCATCACGGGCCGTGCGCTACAGCCCGTCTCGCCTGGACGCATCAGCACCGCGCTGCGTGAACTCGACTTCGGCAACTACGAGTATTGGGCCGACATGGCGACGCAGATGCGCCGTGACCCCGTCGTGCGTCGTGCGTACGCCACGCGCCGCTCGTCGGTGGCAGGCCGTCGCTACGCTGTCGAGATGCCGCCTGACGTCGCGCCTGAGATGCGCGGTGCAGCGCAGGAGTTGGTCGAGCTGACGAAGGAATGGCTCAATTCGATTGAGGCTCGCGAGACGTTCCTGATGCGCGTTCTCGACGGCATCGGCATGGGCATCTCGGTGCACGAGCTGGTGTGGTCGCGCATGAACGGCGCGTGGATGCCGCAGCCTGTGCCGGTGCAGACACGCAACTTGCGGTACGCGCAGGACTGGACTCTTGAGGTCCGCGACTACGACTACCAGTGGTACAACACCGTGAACTTCCCCGCGAAGTTCTTGACGCACGTGCCGTGGACAGACCCCGGCCGTCCGATGGATCAGGGCGATTTCCTCGCGTGTGTGTTCTATTGGATGTTCAAGCGGAACGTGTGGACGTTCTGGCTTGTCGGCGCTGAGCGATTCGGCAATCCGCTCGTGCTCGCGCAGATGGCGGCGTCGTCGGATTCGTCGCAGCGACAGCGCATCCTCGATGACCTCCAGCAGCTCACGGCCGACAGCGTCGGTGTCACGAGCGGCACCAGCGATATCAAGATCATCGACCCTGCGGGCGCGGGTTCAACGGGCGTGTGGAAAGAACTGCGAGCGTCGCTGAACGAAGAGATTTTCCTCTCGCTTGGCGTCAGTCCCGACCTGTACCTGAGCGGCGCGAACGGTTCGCGCTCGAGCACGGAGACGCGCGACGGCGTGCGCCTCGAAGGCTCCAAGCTCGACGCCACGCTCATGTGGGGCTCGATCACGCGCGACGTCGTGAGGTGGCTCGCGTACTACAATCTTCGACGCGCTGACATCCCGCTGCCGATTATCACGACGCTGTTCGATGACACGCTGCCGATCACGTTCGACGCCATCAACGTCGGCGCGGTCCGCATCAACGAAGTTCGCTCGTCGCTCGGCCTGCCTGCGTGGAGCGTCGAGGACGGCGGCGAGAACATCGCGCGCCCTGCGCCACCGCCAGCGCCTGCGGGCGTGCCGTTCGCGGAGCCTGCGCCGGTCGAAGAGGTCATCGCCGACACGCTCGGGGGTGCGTCCACGGCTTCCCCTTTCCAGACATCAGCGGGCTCGGCGGCTGGGATGCCGACCTTCTCGACGACGTCTTCGAGTTCGGTGACGTCCGCGCCCTCGCCGACGAAGCCGAGGCGACGCGTGTTCGCGCGGTAATAGGCCGCCCGTACGTCGTCGCCGCTGAGACGACCCTCGATGCGGTCGTGCTCTACACGCCCGTCAGAGAGGCTATTGCGCGCGCTGCTGAGCGTGCGTCGGGAGCAGCGTCGGCAGAGGACGCGATTCGCGAGGCTGTCGCCGCGTACAAGGGCGACCCCGACCTCGAAGCGCTCATCTATCAGGCGAGCGTCAAGAGCGACCTTGCGGGCCAGATGTTCGTGCGGCTGGTCGAGCTCGACGCGATGGGCGCGCAGCGGCAGCTCGCAACGGACTTGCGGCCGTCGTTCTTGAAGATGCCATTCGCGGAGGCCGTCGCATTCTGGCGCGAGCGCGGTGGTGACCCGGCCATCCTCGAGGAAGTGCTGCGCGCGTATCGGCGTCGTGCGTCGATGGCGACCGACGAGCAACTCGACGTCATCTCGCGTCGTGCGGTCGATGAGCTGCAACGCACGCTCGACACGGGCTCGACTCTGCGCGACTTCTCTCGCGCGATGAATGACCAGAGCATCACGCTCGGCATCGCGCCTGCGGATCCCAGCTACCTCGAGAACGTCTACCGCACCAACGTCGCGTCGGCTTACGGCGCTGGCCGCTGGCAGCAGATGAACGACCCCGACGTCCTCGAGGCGCGTCCATACCGCCAGTGGTTCACCGCGCGCGACAATCGCGTGCGAGCGGAACACGCGCCGATGGAAAGCAAGGTCTGGCGCGCGGACAATCCTGCGTTTAGCGTGCTCGCGCCGCCTGCTGGTTTTCAGTGTAGGTGCAGTCTGGTGACGCTGTCGCAGGAAGAGCTCGAGGACGAGGGCTTGACGGTAATCGATTCGATCCCCGCTGGCTTCGTGATGACGCCGGGCTTCGGCGCATCGTCTTTCGTGAGGTGACCTGATGGCAACCAAGCAAACCGCGACTGCGTTCGCTGACCGCCGCATCCTCGCGCTGCGTGCGTCGCTGGGCGCGTTCGCTGACGGCATCAAGCCCGCGATGAAGTCGCCGCTCCTCGTGGACGCTGCGTGCTCGTGGGTCGAGATGGCCTATGAGAGCGAATGGAACGGCCATCCCGCTGGGCCGTTCGCATTTACGCGCGCGGTGTTTGCGGACATCAAGCGCCTCTACGACATGGGCGAGCAGCCGGTGCCTGTGCTGTGGGGCCACCCACGCCACGACCTCGGCGTGCCTATCGATGCGGCTGGCTGGATTCAGGCGCTTGAGATTCGCGACGGTGCGCAGGGCGTCGAGCTGTGGGGTTACGTCGAGTGGACTCGCGACGCCGCTGATCGCATCGCGTTGGGCGCGCAGCGCTTCTGCTCGGTGGTCGTGGACTTCGCACCGATTGACCGCGCGACTGGCGAGACTGCTGGCCTCGCTGAGCTGTACGAACTCGGGCTTACGCCGAGTCCATTTCTGCCGGGCATGACGCCCATCACTCTCTCCCGCGTCGGGACTCCCGCGCGGAAGTCCACGACAAGGAGTCTCGCAATGGATCCCACGAAAGTTCTGATGGCAATCGCAACGGCGCTCGGTCTGAAGAAAGACGCGACGCCGGAGAAGATGAAGAAGGCGTTTGACGCGCTCGTCGCGCTCGCTGGCGCGATGGCTGAGGAGTCGATGCCCGTCGCGGAAATCGCGTCGGAGGGCGTCGCTGAGATGATGATGGATGAGAAGAAGGTCAAGGGCCTCTCGCGCATCGCTGCTGGCGTCCGCAAGCTCGCGGATGAGCTGCTCATCGAGGAGATGCCCGACGTCGAGGATATGGCTGAGGAGGCCAGCGAAGCGGCTGGCACGATGATTCTCGGCAAGCTCACCGAAGCGACCGGCATGGACGAAGCCGGCGTGCTCGCGGCCATCACGGAGAAGCTCGACCAGATCGCGGCGATGCTCGTCGCTGGTCCGGTGAGCGGCATGAGCGCCGACGCTGGCGCGCAGATGATGCGCCAGACCACGGAGCTCAGCGCACACAAGGCGCGCGCGGTCGAACTCGCGGCGACGGTGCAGACGCTTCAGGCGCAGGTCGCGGAGCTGTCGCGCGAGCGTGAGGCGCGTCAGGCGCTCGAGCGCACGGCCCGCATCGCGGCGTCGTTCTCGCGGCTGCTCGGCGAGGGCCGCGTCACTGAGGCGCAGCGCGATGCGTTCGTGAAGGCAAGCGAGCAGAACGAGACTCTTGCGCTCGACATCTACTCGGCGCTTCCCGCGACCGCGCAGCCGCCTGTCGGTGCGCTCGTCACCGGCGCGAAAGCCGCGCGCGAGAACAACGTCGCGAAGCTCTCG